TTAATTGAAGAATACTATCAAAATCATTCATTTCAAGTAATTGAACTGAATTTAGGATAGCCTTTTTAACTTGTTGATTACGGCAGAAATTACTAAATTCAGCTTCAACCCAATCTAAATCAGATTGATCTGACATTTTGTATGCTTCCTTAAGTGCCTCAGCAATTGATATTCTTAATACCTCGTTTTCTAATTTCTTTACCTCAATAGACATTGTTTCTATTGTAGGTGTAGTATGATATTCTCCAAAGTATTTTTGAACGTACTCTACAACCCATTTATGTGCTGATGATTCAAAGTATTCTGAATCGAGTGAATCAATAATATTGATTAGGAATTGTCGTTGTGTTAGTAAGGCACCTAACACCTTAACTTGGAATACAGGTCCGTACGTGGATAATTTTTGGAGAGTTGTCAATTTATAACCTATTTAATTATTATTTAATCTTTATATGTTTCGTTGTTAGTATTGTTTTAAAATAACAGATACATCTCCCTGAGTCTTAAGCCTGATGGGCGGCGTATCATTGTGTGTATACTTCGCTGGTTTCAACTCCATGTATACACCTAGTTATTTAGTTAATAGTTTATCTCTCATCCATTTAGCACCTTCAATAAACATATAGGTAACTTCATTCATAAGCTCGTTAGGGAATGCTAACTCGTATTCTATCTCCTCATCACTTGGTAGTTCTATTGGGGTTAAAGAATCAAAAACTTGTACCATTGTAGGAGTTGAACCTGAAGTATATTTAAGCATTGCTTCCTTTACTTGTTCTTCTGTGTATAGTTTTTGTTGTGCCATAATTATTTGTTTCTATGAATTTACTTAGCCTATTTTGAATTTCCAAATAAATCCTCCAGCAGATTTATTTACACCTCTACAACACATTGATATACTAGCATTACCAACACCTGTATGTTTTTTAGCTTCGGCTGCATTTTTCCACTCATTAATAAAGTTACCTTGCAAATCACATTGTATTACCTTATTTCCTTTTTTAGTATTGCCTCTTATTTTCAAATTAGGTTTACCTTTTTTCAATAGTGATTGTTTTTCTCCCCATTCTTTAGGTTTTGTTTTTCCTTTTTTAGCTATACTAATTTTTTGTTTTGTTTCTTCAGATATAGGTACATTACGTTTACCTCTAGATTGACCTTTATCTTTTCTAGGTTTATGTTGTTTATGAGGTTTATGTTTAGATCCTTTATTACTTATACCTTGTTTTAATTTAGATTCATCACTTTTCCTTCCCCCTTGTTCACCTAATCTTAAAACTAACCCATTTTTATCTAATACATTATAATACTCACCCCAGTATATTTCACGTTCATTTAATAGTTCTTCATTATATTCTTCTATTACTTCAAATATATGGTTTTCTACGCCATATTTTTCAAATGAACGTTTTAATTTAGGTTGAAATTTACACCCATAATTTTTATATTCCTCCCATCTTCTATTAATATCGATACTTTTACCAATGTATATTCTATTATTAGGTGATGTTATTTTATAGATACCTATCATATTGTTATTTACAATAAATATCTAAAGAGAAAAAGAGCTGCTTTAACCACGATTGTACATTAGGAATACTTTCCCCTAATTTATCATTATGATATAACTGAATAAAGATTGGTAAATTTAAACTATATGAATTGTTAAATGCATCTTTTACTAGTTGCTTATTTTCAGGTGATAGAAAGTCTCCATCTAAAGACATTAACTGTTGATTAATATATAATTGACGGCTTCTTTCTACAACAGATAAATACAGTTTATTTTCATTAATCAGTTCTGCTGATTTTTCTATAATGCTTTCTAATGTAACTTGATGTTGTCCTGTTAATTCGGGAAATAGTTTAATTAGCTTTTTAGGCCCTAAACCAGTAACCCCAGGTACATTGTCAGATGAATCACCTAATAATGTCTTATAATTTATAAAATTAATACTGCTTACCCCAAATTCCTCAAGTACATCTTTTGGAGTATATATTTTCTTTTTAGTAGGAGAATATAATGATACTTTAGGAGATACTAATTGAAGGAAGTCCTTATCAGCAGACATAATAGTTACCTTAGAGGTTTCACTATGTTTTTCAAATTTAGTGGCTAAATAACCAATAATATCATCTGCCTCTAACCCATCTATACTAACAATTGTAATAGGTAAACATTGTAAATATTGAATCAAACGCTCCATTTGATTGTTAATACTCTCTTGTTCCTCGTCTTTTGACTGAAATATAGAGTAATTAGTCATTCGGTTTATATTTCTATTTGCCTTATAATCAGGAAATAGATTTCGTCTTGCGTTTGAACCTCCAACACCGTCAAATACGATAATTACTTTAGTAGGATCACACATGCGAATAGTGTATCCTATTGATTTTAAAAATCCTGTCAAACCACCAATGTGATGTCCGTCAGGATTTATATGATTGATCATTGTAAACGACCTTAAAAATGTATTAAGGCCGTCTACGATCAATATTGAATTAAGTTCTTTGCGTATATCTGGCTGTACGTTGGAGAGTAATTGTTCATATTTACTCTTCTGCATCAGTGTCGATTATATCTTTTATGTTTTCTTCCATTTCGCTTTCTTCAACAACATCAAAGTCAGTTGATCCTAAGATTTGCAACCACTCTTTTGAGTGTGCTTTCTTATATTCATCAATTGCTTTTTTATCGTCTTCAATAAAGCCGTGAACTGTCATTACTACAGTTCCTTTTGTTTGTACTCCAGTAACGTGGTTTTTATCAGCTGATATTTTAGTACGTTTAGCAAATTCAACGTCTTTACCATCTTTAGTTGCTTTAATCTTACTTGTACCACTATTGGTTACATTACCAAATGTAATTACAAATGAAGAATCAAAGAACATAGTATCACCACCCTTATTTTTTAATTTAGGCATTTCCATTGGTGAATTTGGTTTAGCAACCCAAACCTTATTTACAGCAACGAATGTGTTAGTGTATGGTTGATTTTCTTTACGTGATAAAATAATCTTCTGATTGATAAAATTACCAAATTGTTGAGACATTGCTCCAGCATTCCACTCGTTGTTGTTTTTATTTGATTCAATAGACAAACGACATGGTACTGATCCAACTGAATCCCATAGAAATAATAAATCAAATGGTAATTTACCTTTTGCTTGTTCGTTAAGTAAATCAGCAATAAATGCTGCTACATCCTCAATTGTATTGAGTGATCCTCTATCTACATAGATGAAGAAACCTTTATAATCTGTAATTTCACCTGTTTCTTTATCAACTACAGGATCCATTTCAAATCCCATTTGTTGAGCATGCTCCCAATTCCATTTCATCTCAGTAACAATAAAGACAGGCAATACACCCATCTTTTGTGCTGCTACTGCTGCCTCAAGCATTGCTGTTGTTTTACCTGTGTCCGAGTGACCACGTAACAATGTTATGTGGCCCATTGGAATACCAGGCATAGACAGTACATCTTGGAACGCTTTTGAAAGTAGGATCCACTTTTGAGGTTTAAATTTTACAGATTGATCTAGAAATTTAGATTTCTTAAAAGCGTCAATATCAAAGGACTTTTTTAGTGACTCAGATACTACTGAGGTCAAACTACTGTCTTTTTTTGCCATAATTAATCATTAAATAAGTTGTCAAATTTGTCAGCGTTGCTAGTTTTAGCAGCGTTGTTTTCTAAAGTGTAAGCTGGTGTTACTGGTTTGTTGATTTCATTTAAGAAATCATCCTCTTCATCTTCATCTTTCGATGCGATTGGAGTTTCAGTAGCGGCTTCGTCTTCAGGATTTAACCACTTAGATAAGATGTCTTTTAAGGCATCGTAAGTGTACTTACGATTGATTCCTAAGATGTCAGGTTGTTCATCAAGCAATTTTGTTACTAATGCAGCATCCTCAGAGATAGGAGTTGTTTTAGGTTTAACACGCAATTGACATTTAATACCTTTTCTACCAGCAATTACATCTTCAGTAGCCTCAATTGTAAAGTCTCTACCATCTGTGATATCAGTAAAATCACCATAATCATCGTCAGCAGCGATACCAACGAGTTGATCATTAGTTAATTTACCAAATTCCCACAAACGAGCTCCTAAATGCTCTTCGCCACGTACTACTACAGCAGCAAAGAAACGAGATTTAGGTTCGATCTTTTTTGCTAATTGCCAATCTTCCTTATCAGCTGATTTACGCAATTGTTTTGCAAAATCAGCGATTGGATCAGCCTCTTTCCAATTGGTAAGAGCTAGAATCGGTCCT